ACCCGTGAAGCCTGTGACCGTTCCGCTTCCGTTGGTGTTCACGGAACCCGTTGGGTTGAAGGCTTGGACAAAGACAGTTTTGATGCCGCCGACTGAATCACGGCATCCGAGGGCGTAGCCCGTAGTGAGAGAACAAGACATAGTGTATATTTTATTTTAAGGTGGAACAAAATAACGGGGGGCAGTTACCCGCCCCCCTTACACTTAGGCCAATCTCCAGTCAACAATGAGGTCAGGGTAAGCGACTTGGACACCAACTTTGAAGGCGGCTTGGAAGCGGACTTCATCGTTGTCCTGCGAGTACCACAGGCTGAAGTTTTCCTCGTCGCTCAACAGGTCGGTTCCGTAGAAGAAATTGCCGAGGTAAGAACAAACGATGCGGCTGTAACCAAGCAAACCTGGGACTGCGACGACACGGACATTGGTACCAGGGTAGATGATGTCACCATCGGCCAACCCTTGCAGGTCAACTTGGTTGTACATGACACCCGTGTTGGCCTTCAATGCTCCAATCAAGGTGCGGAAAGTGTCCCAGCCGCAGAACATCACGAGGTCGTTCTTGGTAAGGATGGCTTGAGGGATGCGGGTGTAGATGTTGTCAAAGATGCTGATGACATTGGTGGTCGTGATAGAACCCGAAATCGCAGCGGTGTTACCCGATACGGTAGAACCCGATGCGGCGTTCAAGATTGTCAGCAAACCTGTGACCAAGGTAGAACCCGACCAAATGGCGTTCTCCAACGCTTCAGCGATGCGAAGGGCTTTCTGCTCGGCGAATGCTTGCTCGAATGGAACACCGTCATAAGTTGAACCAGCGGTCAACTGGGACTGCATCCAGTACTGCTCCAAGGAACGAGGGCAAAGAGCCTCTTGGATTTTCATGGGTGCAACGGTGATATTCCTTTGCGTGAAGGTTGTGGTTCCTGATGCAGCACCAGCGACATTCCATCCGCAGGCGGTTCCTGATTGCAGGGCAGCATCGGTGTCCATCAAGTTGAGGGCGGCGGCTGACTTGATACCAACCTGCTTCGTGAACAGGGCGGCGGTACGGGCCGAGAATACGGCCTTGGTGATGAGGGGGAGGCGCTGCTGCTCGGTGTAAGCGGTTAGAGTTCCAAGAGAAAATGACATGGCTTTTTGTTTTGGGGGTTAAAGTTTATTTGGAGTTTTTGAGAGTTTGGATTGCTTGGGCGAGGTTGTTGAAGTTCTGCTGGGCAGATGCCTTCCGTTGCTCCACAATAGCAGAGGCGGTTGGCTTCGGGGCTTCGGAGGGGAGTTCGGCGACCTTCTCAACGATGTCGGTCATGGTTTCCATCTGCGATGCAAATGCGGACATTTTCTCCTTCATTTTTCCCATTTCCGTGTAGGCGGCCTTCAGTTCCTCCATGATGGACACCAAGTGCTTCTTGACGATTTCTTCCACCATGGCGGGGTCCACCATTGGGTAGCCTTCGGCGATTTCACTCACCACTTCGCCTGCAACTTCGGGGGTTATCTCAGCAGCAACGGCGACTTCCTCGGCGGGTGCTGGGGCTTCGGCCACGACGACTTCGGTGATTTTGCCACCTTCGGTTTTGATTGTACCAACGCCTTCCACTTGATGCTCGCCATCGGGAGCGGGCAAGGTTTCGTCTTCGGTGATGACATACACGGCGGTTCCTGCAACGAGGTCGCCGTCCACACGGACAACAGTACCATCTACCAACTTGTAGTCGGCGAAGGATTGCTTTTGGGTTGTGAACTTCCGCAACTCGGTGCGAAGGGTGTCAATGGCTGATTTTAGGTTCATAGATTAAAGGGATTTGTAGGTTGGGTTGATATGTTGCAAAAAAGCGGTTAAATCGTCTGCGAGGCCCGCAAGTGCGACCTCTAATTCCGTGCCTGTGTTCTTCATCCCAAAGAGGCCCTCCACGGAGAAACCCTTGAAGGCGTGGCGGTTCTCCCAAACTTCGTCGTTCTCGACCTTGAAGGACCCGAACCAAGACCCGTCGGGGGTGTCCTCGTAGCCTTTGGGAGCCATTATGCCCCGCTCGGTGTCGGTGATATAACTCTCGAACATGAAGACCCCATCCAGTTCGGCATTGTGGTAAGCATTCACATTGTGCTGGTTGCCTTGCTTGAAGTACTTCTGCACGATTTTGCGGATGGTCGCCTTGTCAAAAACCACATAGTACTCCCCGTAGGTGTCGTCCTTGCGATAGATGGGCGTATCGGCAAGCATGAGCGGTCCCGTCAGCACCCTGCGTTCCCCCGTTTCGGCGAATCTTTGCGGGGTCTTGGCGAAGGCTTGGAAGGGCTTTTCGATAGCGGGCATATCGACGAGGGCGACAAACTGCACGCCTTCGTCCACTTCGTCCACGGTCATTCGGTACACGGGAAGTTCCATGGTGGGATATGTAGCAGTTACCCCAATGTTGCAAATTCGGACAATCGGCGCACCCTGCTGGTCGTCTGCTGGATGTCACGCTCAACGACATAGGCCCGCATGGGTTGCATCCCTTGGCCTTGGCCGTTCCCAAAGGAGGATAGGTCGGTCGTATTGGGGTTGCTGAAAATTGGGGGAGCAGCACCGCCACCCGCTCCCATCGGCATCGGTCCGCCAGGTGAAGGTGCACCGCCTCCTTCCCCGCCGCTTGTGATAGCCTTGCCTGCTGCAATGCCCGCCGCCGTGATGGATGCGACCCGTAAGCCCGCACGAATCTTGGCCAAGGTGTTGAGGACTTTCAGTTGTGCGGCTCCCGCTGCACCTCCCGTTACGACATTCAATGGGTTGGCCGCCGCCATGACCGCATTGGCTCCCATCTCTTTGTTCAAGTTTACAATGACGCTGGCAATCGCTGCACCTTTCTCAATAGCCAAGGCCGCAATGGCCAAGGCTTTGTTTTCCCCTGCAAATGCGGAGAGCGTCTGCCCGATGGCTGCAACGGAATCAAAGACCACCTGTTCCTTGTAATCCGCAACGGCTTTCTCAATGTTCTTGCGTTCTTCGGCGTTCTTGCGATCATGTTCAAGGATGGCATCGCTTTCGGCAAAGTAGGCTTCGGCAAAGGCATTGAAGTCAGCGGTCTGCTGGTCCAGCAAGGCTTTCTCGTAGGCCACCGAATCGGCCTCCGCTTGGAGTTCAGCAGCGGCGAGGATGGCGAGGCGTTCGTTCTCTGCGATGCGGTCTGCAATGGCTTTGTCACGGGCGGCTTTGCGTTTGGCGTCAGCGGCAATGAGGCCGTCGGTATGGGCCTCGTATGCGCTGCGGTATTTCTCCAACTGCACCTCTTGGTCCTTCAATGCCTGCGCCTGCTCCGCTGCCCGTTGTTTGGGGTCGGGTAAGTTCAAGAACCTGCGCACCGCTGCGGTCAGTTCGTCCCACTTGGCTACGAGTAGCCCGATTGCCGCAACTGCTGCACCGATACCCGTGGCAAGCAGGGCAATGCGAAACGCCTTCATCGCTCCCGTGCTGGTTCCCACCGCCACGGCGTAGAGTGCCTGCGCCGCTGCTTGGCCTTGGGTTATCAAGATGGAATCCTTGTTGAGCAGGTTGGCCACCTGTTGCACCCCGTTAGCGAGGGCCATGGCCGCTTGGACCTTGACCAAGGACTTCTGCAGTTCTTCTTCCTCCGCTCCGAATAGTGCCGCCGCTCCTTGGGCGATTTGGAATCCCGCCGTGATACCTTGGATGGCCCCGACGAAGGTGTCAATGGTTCGGGTATCGGATGCGAGGTTCTTAATCCGTTGCTGCGTGTCCCCGATTTGGTCCTTCAGTTTCCCTGCTTCCCGTTCCATGTCACGGAATGCCTTCGTACCGTCTTGGCCTGCGAGGGCCATGTCCGCAAGGGTCTTCTGCAATTCCCGCAGGCGGGTCTTTGCGCTGGTCGTTCCAGCGGCGGTGGAATCCTTGAGGCCAACCTCAAGTACAATTTCTTTGGTTACATCTGCCATATCTTAGCCTTCGGAGGGTAGTTCGGGGTTTACGGGGGGTTCATAGCCTGGGTCCACAGGGTCGGGGTCAATCGGGCCGTTGAACAAAAATTCGGGGTCGCTTGCAATCGGCGTGGTCGTGGTTGCAGCAAAGTCGGTCAGGTTCAGGATGCGTCGGAGCGTCACTCGGCAGGGCTTCATCTGCCCGACCAGGTAGTCCCGAATCTCCAGCAGTCGCCAACGGATCCCGCCGTAGTAGATCGGCTTGCGGAAGTCAAGTTGGTAGATGTCCACCGAGGATAGCAGCATCGTGAGTTCCAACTGCAAGGCTTCTTGGGACACCGTTTCGTTAATGTAGTTCAGCCAGTAGGTGTTGTAGAGGTTGTTGTTGGTGTAGGCGTACGGGTTGCCGCTTGCGTTCACGGCGTTGTAGTACACCAACCTTGGCTGCCCGAAGGCGAGGTCCACGCTGGGGGCGTACGGGTTGTCGATGTGGGACACGAAGGGCAGGGCCGTTTGGCTAACCGCAAGGACCGTGTTCAGCGTTCCTGTAACCCCATATTGGTATCTCCAAGGCGTTGGGGCCGTGACGACATTGTACTGCGCCAATCGGTAGCCAGTTTGCAGGGGTTTGATGGTTCCGCTTGCGAGAGTTCCGTCAATGTCCCAAGTACGGCCCACGATTTTGTCGGTGCTGAACGATGCGGGGATAAGAGTGCCGCAAAGGGTTTCAACCACCTTATCCCCCTTGCCGTAAAAGTTGGATGTGTTGAAGATTCGCCCTCCGTAGCCTTCCCTGTTCAGCGGGTAGGATTGCTTGTAGGTCTTGGACAGGTAATCCCCCATGTCCTTGTACTTGAAGACGATGTTGGTGTAGGCGTTGGGGTCGCCGTTGGTGAGGTTCTGCTCTGCGTTCTCGTCGGATTTCTGCGACCAATCCACCACCGACCCGCTGGAATAGAAGTCCTTCCAAGGTTCAATGTATAGGAGTTTCGGGTCTTGGGGGTCGGGCATGAACTGGAGGTTGAACATCTTCTGCAAATCTTGCAGGAGGTCCGACTGCTTGACATCGGCAGGGAGTGCGGTCCTCATGTCAATAATCCCGATGCTTTGGGGGTTTTCAAGGCAGGTCATCTGCAGCGTTGCCCCCGAACGGAAGGTGATAGATGTGGCCCCCTCGGTTTCCTTATACCGAAACTTTACGACCGCATTGGCGGGAATGGTTACATTGTTGAAGAACACGCTGCCCGACAAAGGGTAACTCGCACTCGTAAGGTCAACCGTTCCAACGAGTGCAATAGGCGAACTCGTAGCCGTGTTGTATAGGTCAAAGTCGCCACCTGCAACGCCGTCAACGCCAAAGGTCACGCCGCTCACGATGTAGTTTATGGACACATTCCAACGGGTCGGGACGGCTGGGGCAACAAAAGTGCTGGATGATGCGACCCAATAGCCGCCGTTGTCAAAATATGGGGCTACATTGTCCCGACTAAATTCAAGATTAACCGCTGCACCTGCAAGCGATGCAGACACGGACCCCGTGGATTGGGCAAATAGATTGGACCCCGATAGGTTGGTCGTTGGCGTTCCCGCTGCGTAGGGCATTACCAACTTGTTGAACAAGGATGAATTAAAGAAACTTGACGAGTAGCGGAACCCCGCCTCCGTGAATATCAAGTCCACCATCTTCTTGACATAGATGCTGGGTCCGAGCCTCCACCAAGGAACCGTGAACGAGCCACCTTGCTGCACATCGCTGAACCCCGCCGCATCCACAACCCCGTAAACATACCCGCTACTCAACGCCCCCGATGCCGTCCAGGTTCCCGACACATGACCGCTGGTGGGCGTGTGGTTCATGCCTGTCACTCCCGCCGTGTTCACCAGCATATTGCCCTCTATCGCTTTGAACAGGGACACATTATCGGTGAACAAGCCCACCTCGTAGGTGACGGTTCCCTTGGTCTTGCTCATGCTAAGCAGTTGCAGCACCCCGCTGAATACCTGCACCCCGTCCTCCCACATGGCGGCACGGATTCGCTTGTTCGGTTGGAATCCACCCACAAAGGATTGGATGTTGTACGCATACGCAAAGCAGGCCCGATTCGTCGGGGTGTTGGGAAGCGTTATCGTCTTGCTGAAAGACCCCCGCTGCTTGGTCACATCCTCAATGTCGCCAATGGAATAGGTGACTGCGATATCGGTCCCGCCCATCGTGTCCAGCACATAGGGGACCTCAACATTGGAATCGTTGAGCGGGTAAGCGATTAGGGTTACGCTCATAGAATCGAATTGTCGTAGGCTACTGCAATCTCAATCTGCAACTGCGTTAGGCGGTCGTTCCGTCTGGTTACAAATTGATACTGGTTGGCATTGACCACCGCTTCCACGAGTTGGCCGCCCAGTTCGAGCCATACATACCCGCTCCGAACCATCTCGATGAGCCACTCGGATTCGGCATCGGTCAGCCAATCGCTATTCAAAGCATACACGAAGTCAAAGGACCCCGCCCAAACTTTGTTGTAGGTGGTGGTTGCGTACACATCGGAGTTATACCCGAACACCTCCCGCTGGATGTTGGCCCGCTTGCGGTTCTTCATCGTGAAGGTGTACGAATCAATCCCACCGTACTTGTTGACGAAATGGACGGGGATGGAATCAAACCGCTGGCATGGGCCGATAGTGTAGGTGTAATAAACCGAGAAATTGCCTGAACCCGAATCCTCAAAAGCAAGCGTGTAGGAAGATCCTTCTGCGGTGGGGAAGTTGACCGATCCAGCAGAGCCATCCGAGCATTGTGCCGATGTCAACGCCTTGAGATTCATCGGCCCTGCACCAAAGCGAGCGATTGACCCGCTAACGGATGCAGGAAGGTCAACGGTAAAAGTCCTCGTTGGATAAGTCACCTGCACCCTGTCAAAAGGTGTACCCGACTGACCCATGCAGAGGAATCCGTAATCCGTGCCGTAAACCGTGCGACTTGTAGGCGTGGTCAAAGCCCTGCTCACTCCATCCGCTATAAATGAAGGGAAGTACAGGCCTGCACTCCACCCCGCAAGTTCCAACTGCTCCAAGTTTCCTGCAAAGGCCATCACCCCGCTGACCGTTGTGGTTGCTCCCGTGACGACGGGCGTGTTCCCGTACTCTTGGGTGAAGTCCAGCCGATAGCCCGAATAGAACCCCGAATGGTCCACGAATCCCGTCTGCGTCAATGATGGGGCAGTCGGGGCTACGAGGGTTTCCACGACCTTCTGCACATCAAAGAACCCGAAATTGGTGGTCGGCAGTTTGTCGCACTTCAGCCGTGCCAGCGTCGTGCCTGCGGGGTTCTTGACATCGCAGACATAGCGGTAGTTCGGTTGTGCAATCAGCGAGCCGCTGACCTTGAAAAGCATCTTGTTGTAAACGGGGGTCGCTACGAGGGGCGAACCCGAAAGGACGGTTATGGACATGGGTTATCGGACGGTTGCGACGCTGATGGACTTGCCGAGGACTTCGGCGATGTTTTCGGTAAGCACATCCACCATCTCCTTGGTGGCTGCGTTGGACATGAAGTTGGTGGCCCGTAGACCTTCCCGCCTAATCTTGTTGGCGATGTTGATGGCAAAGGACCTGTTCGCCGCCTGCTTATCACGGCCTTCCAGCGGGATGCTTTTGAACGCAATCCACTCTTGGATGGGACGGATAGGTGGCCGTTTGTCCCTGTACTGAAACGGGCTATTTGGCGCACGGCTACTGCTGACCGCACCCTTGACACCGAGGTCAACATACTTCCAGTAATCGTTGGCGACAATAGCGACAACGAAGGAAGTGTCGGTCAGCGTGATGGGTTCAAAGTCAATGCTTGCGGATAGGGAATCGCTTGCAATGGCCCCCGAATTTGCGAGGTTTTGCTTGGCCAAAGTGATGACCCCTTCCAACCATTTCTTGACTACGGCGTAGGACTTGTTGTCAATGGCTCCGTCCGCAAGATTAACCCCGAAATCGGGCAACGCTTGCTTTTGGAAGTCGGTCAGTTTCTTGCCCGAACCACCGACGAATACATCAAACTCCATGGTGGTAAATGTAACCCGTCAAGCAAAGTGTCCTACCTCCGCCGCATCCGCTCCGCCTCTTGCCGTTCGGCTTCCAAAATGTCATGTATCAGCAGGGCATAGTTCAAGAACTCCACCGCTTTCATCGCAAAGATGGCCTCAAATTTCAGTACATCCTTGTTCGCCATCCTCCACACGACCATCAGCCAACCGTAGCCAGCAAGCGGGTTGGTTATTGGCCCTGCATCCCCTTGGTCAGGTGCTTGGAATAGTCGCTCAAAACTTTCAAGTAGGATTCTGAACTTAGCAAAAAAAAACTGACCACCCCCCAAACATCGCCAATCTTAGCGTTTGCTTTGAGCAGTTCGGCCCGCTCTTGGTGGCTTGCCCCGTCGTACTTCTTCGGGAAGTAACCGAGGAACCCGCCCTCCCTGCAAAGGGTCGCCATGATGCGGTGCAGGTTTTGGACGAGTTTCTTTTCGTCCGTCGTGTCGGTGTCCATCAGGTCTATGAGTTGGCCAGCCGCCTCT